AGCACCCGCCGTGGCGATACCGGCGTCGAAGCCAATAATCTGGTAGCGACTGCCTGCCGTTGGGGCAGTGCCAGCCGTCGCCCACGTCAACGTCGTACCGGTATTCGATGCGATCTGACGGATCTGGCCCTCACCAGTGCCTGAACTAATGTAGACCCAGTAGTTTGCCCACTGGTTCGTCCCCCATGCGGCACGTTCTACCCCCATCGAAGCGTCAATGAGGGTGGTAGTTGTACCTCCAGTCGCAGTGCCATTTGCCCAGATGGATGCGTTCTCACTCGTCCGCTCCAGACTGAGGTCTGTTACAGCAGCGGTGATGATGTTTGTCATCGTGGGCAGCACGTACCACGTGTCAGTAAGAATGTCGTACAACTGAGTCAGATAGAACGGTGCTGTTGCTGTCGCTGCGTTCGGACTGACCAGCATAATCATGCCTGATTGGATACGGAACACTGAGGTCGTATCGGGAGTTACTGCCCAAGCGCTGTCTAGTGTCACGACTTGCGATTCGACCACATAAGCGCTCTGTGCGCCCGCAGTAGATGCAATAGCCGGGGCAAAGATCGCCGGGTTGTTGAAACGCATATTCATCTGCGTAGAGTCGCCAACCGTCAGCACAGTGGCAGCGTTTGACAGGATGCGCCGATACTGCCCGAGACCGGAGTTACCAGCGATACGTACCGTGTAGCCAGCCCACTGGTTTACGCTCCACGTCTTCAGCGTGTCGGTCAAAGTGATGCCGCCAAGAGCGTTAGCGACGGCGGTTACGATGCCACTGTCATGAACCACCGGTTCAGCCACATCGATGATCCTGCGGCGCTGACCAGCACCAGTGCCCGAGATGATGGTCACGTCATAGCCGCGCATTGCTTCCATCGAAATGGAGGGCAAGGTTAGCGTCGTGCTGGTGGCAGCAATCACCTTCCCCTCTGGGCCGTATGCACCAGCGAGTTTCATTGCTGACACGTTGAAAGGTGACACTGGCGGCGCAGACAACGGCTGGTACATGTCCGTCCACGTGTCATACCTGACAAACTGTGTGGCAGAGATCAGGTAGTAGAGGTACCGACCGTGTTCAGTCTGCAAGAAGTCAGGGTTGTCTGCCGAGCACGTGGATGACACCGCTGAAGAAACAGCAGGGGCGAAACGAGTCCATTCCCACGTAGGGAGATCGACCTGCTTGGAGAGTGTGTTAGAAATCAGTGCGGGCATAAGTTCTCCTACGCGAAGGTGAGATTCGACCGGATGGCGTTGGCGTACACGTTCTTAGCGACGTTGATATGCTGTTCGCGATCCATACCAGCGTTCGCCACCATGTTCGTCACGGCAGACACGGCAGACACGGTGGTGACAGTGGCGACGGTGGTAACAGTGGTAACGGTGGGTAGCGTAACACCGGCAGGGATGTTGTCCAGAGATACACGCTGACGCTGGGCGCTGTCTACAACAGCATTCGACTCCAGCAACTTGACGATACGCTGGAGCATCTCTAAGAGATTGTCGGTGCGAGTGGCCTGAGTTGGCAGTGGGTTGTCGCCCGACACGTCACCATCGTTGATCCCGTCGTTGCCGTGGATCAACTTCATGCGCTGGAACTTGACGCCACCAATGTCATCGGTAGCAACGTTCGTTCCTGTTGCTGGGAGAATATCATTATCAGACATTTATAGATTCCTTTGAATAATCAATAACAATAAAATTTAGAGAGCAAACCAACCAGAAGCATTAACCACAATATTAATGTCGCCACCATTAGGTGTCACAGGCAAACCTGTAACGCCAGTATCATAAAAAGCTATCAACGGTGACGTTGATGCTGTACCCGTATCGACAAACAGCACTATCGCTTCGCTAACGTCACCAGTAACGGCTGTAAAGCTTGGATCAGCGCTATCGAAAACACCGTTAGTAAAAGTTTTTGATCCTAAGTTGCCTGAAGTAGCAACTCTACCAAGACTTGGAATATCTGATAAAAAAGTATGAGCCGCACTATAAGTATAGTCAGCTAAATCTACTAAAACTGCTTTAACGTTACCGGTGCTTAAGTTTACACCAGATTGCAGTAAAGCTTCTTTATATTTTGGATATAATGCATTTGCCATTTAAATCTCCATATAAAATTAATTATCTTCTGAACCAATAGTAATCTTAAATTTTTCTTTTCTATAATTTGATCAGAAAAAATATTAAAGCATCATCTGGATGAATTTTGATTTTCTAATGCTGCAGTTAGTTCGGTAAGTTACTTGACTGCAACAGTAGTGACGGTGAATATCACGGTAGTTCTTCCATGGCAGCGATGTACGTGTACGGGCCTTCTCCAGCGACCGTGACGGCGCTCTTGCTCGGTTCGACATTGAAGGCCGTGCCCTTGCGGACAGCGTCAACACGCCACCAGAACGGCTGCTCATTGTTCATCATGCCGCCGGTCTGGAACACGTAGAAGCACCCGTTCTCCACCCGGGATGCTGCGAGGTTTGCCGTCTTCCACGCCTCGCCGTGTTCGATGATCGGCGTGATCTGCACGGTGCGTCCTTCTAGTTCTGTCAGCGACTCAAAGTAGTCAGGAAGGTCGATGCGGGCGATCCCTTCTTCCAGGCGTGCTTCGCCCCGATAGAACACGTCGGCGGTCGGCCCCTCAGCGCAGGCATGGACGAGGTACTTGTCAGGGTCGTCAGGGTGGTTGATGACGAACGTCTTGACGAGCGTTGAGTCCACGTAACAGCGGAAGGCTCCGTCCCAGTTGAAGTGAATCCAGTTGGTTCCTGCTCCGCTCAGTAGCGCTGGGGCGCGATTGTCTGTTGAGAATGGGCCAAAGCCAGCGGCGGCTCTGCCGATGTATCCCCCTCCAGCCGTGTAGATGCCAGCGACGACGTTGACTTGACCTGATGAGTTGAACGTCAGAACGTCCCCGTACGAAGAGTGGTACAACCGGCCAAAGTTGCTTGACATGTAGAGACCTGCATCACGAGCGGTTCCGTCTCTGTCTCTGGCAAAGAATGCAGCGCCGCTCCCCGTTGACAAGAAGTGCGAGGAGGTATTGGTCACTGTGCCTGTGAAATTGGTGAGGCCACTGACAGTTAGCGAGGTGAGCGTGCCGACACTTGTAAGCGACGAAGCCGTAACTCCAGACGCAAGTGTCGCACCGGTCAAGGTGCCAGCGGCTGCGGGAACGGTGATGTTGGCTGACCCATTGAACGACACACCGTTGATGTTGCGTGCGGTAGCCAGGGTTGTGGCAGTGGAAGCGTTGCCGGTCAGTGCAGCCGTTATTGTTCCAGCGGTGAAGTTTCCACTGGCGTCGCGGGAAACAATAGTGTTAGCGGTATTTGCGCTAGTTGCAGTGGTAGACGTATTAGGGATAGCTGTGTTGGAGTTGAACACCTCAAACCAGTTCATCCCAGTCGTGTCAAGAGTATCGGTCGACTTAAACGTGGTGGAAAATAGTTTTCCACCATTTACCGCACCTCTTTGAACGCCTACCATTCCTGCAGCAAGTGCTGATGAAGAGTTGGCGTCAATCGCTCGTGTTGGCACCCCAGTAGCATTAACTGTATAGATACCATTTTCGGCTGCAGCAGTTTGATTCTTAATGAGAACACGATTACCTGTTGCAAGAGTAACCCCATCTACTAATTGACCATTAGCAAACGAACTAGCTAGAGTGCCGCTGGCAGTTGTCGCTACAAGAACAGGAGCAAGCGATGCTCCAACTACCGAGATGGTGATGTCACTAGAACCATTGAATGGCACACCGTTGATGCTTCGGGCTGTCTGAAGGGTGGTTGCCGTTGACGCATTGCCGGTCAATGCGGCCGTAATAGTGCCCGCTGTAAAGTTCCCTGAAGCATCACGGGCGACGATAGCGCTGACAGTGTTCGCACTTGTTGCCGTCGTGGCACTGTTGGGGATGCTTGTCAGTGACGCACCTGATCCCGAGAACGTGGTGCCGCTGATGATTCCAGTGACGGATAGAGCACCAGACAAGGATCCGCCAGTCAGTTGCAGGTACCGAGCGTCGCCTCGCGTCTCATTGAAGTACTGCGTGTGGTCGTCATCCGAAAGTCCGTACAGTGAGCCGTGATCAGTTGGTGTCGTGAGTAGACCAGTGGCCGTGGACCCTACGACCCGTAGGTCAACAACTTCACGAATAGCCGCCTTAGGGGTATTAGCGAACCCGTTACTGACAAGATAAGCCACCTTCCACAATGGTCGAATTTCAAAAATTGGAAGATTGGCGAGATCTAAAGCAGCCCAAGTGTCTTCAGCGACTTTGTTGAGGTTGTCGTACTGTTTCTGCCCCATGATGCCAATGACTGGATAGTTCAAGTTGTTCGTCGCTACAATCCATGTCACGCCATACTTGTTGGTAGCAAGGTCCGGGGTCGACCAGTTGCCAGCCGTGTTTAGGTTGTACTGAGCAAGGGTTCCTTGCTTAATAGGATATTTAGTCGGCGTGGTTCGTTTCCAAACGGATCCAGACCTATAGAAGATTGGGATCTCAGCGCCACCCTGAAGCACCTGTTGCCAGGTGTTCGGAGTTGGCCAAGATGAGTGAGTGATGTCGACCTGTAGGTCTTCATCAAAGAACGTGCCATCAGCAATATCCAACTGCATGTCGGCATTATTCGCCCCAGTGCCGGTGATGGTGTAGGCACCAATGGAAAAGCCACTTGCATATGCCGCCCCACGAGTCCGGTGCAGATACTCGTGAGTTTGCCAGTCTAGAGTGATACCGTGGCGTTCATCAGCAAAAAAGTACGCTTTCCCATCATCATTATTCCAATATATATAAGCTGTAGGGGAATCTTGATCCCAAGTAAAAAATGTTGTCTTCTGCGAGAGAACTCCATTAGAACTGAAATATATATAATACAATCCACTTGTACTGGGAATTTGTACACTTTGGATCGTAGTATACGTAAATCTTTTACCAGCACACCAAACTTGAAACGATGCTCCCGAAGGGGTTATAGAAAAGGTTCGTGTTATCTCATTGAAGGCCATAAAACTTTGAGATTTATCAGTATGGCCGATTGGTTCACTAGTAGGTTCAACATCGTTAATCCAACTTGAGCCATCGTAAAATAATTTTTGACCAGAAATAGGAGAAGATATTATTACGTCAGATAAATCATTTAAAGCTGAACTGATAAGATTTGGACTAACAGGAACATATTTAGTTCCGTTAAACTGTAAAATTTGATTCAGTTGAGAAGAGGTCGTATCTATTTCAATATTATCTACAAAAAGTTTAGATAAATTCAATGTATCAATATTTACTGAATTAGTTAAAGATAAAGAAAAAATACCATTAGATTCAGTTATTCCAATTTGATTAGATTGACCAACTATGTCACGAATAAGTTTAACTGTAACAATTTCGTTAGAAGTATTTTTATAAAAAAATTTACCATCATTATAGTTAATAGCTACTTCGCCAAAAAGCAATGTTTCAGGTACAGATCCTAGATTACCGGACCTTCTTAAACGGATATTAGTTGACATATTGACACCTTAAAATAATTTATTTAATCAAAACTTCAGGAATAATCCAAAACTTACATATCGCATTTTCTTGAATTACACCTTTAACTAATTCGCAGCCACCGCCACCAACAAAAAAAACACAGTTCTTACAAATCATACCACTACTAATAAATGGATTTTTATTACCCGGTGCATAATGGGCACCATTAGCCTTACTTGACTGATCGAACATTCCAAATTCTTCAACTAAACTTTCATAGTATTCATATAATTTTTTTTGACGATCATTAAGATTGTTATGAGGCTCTGGAATATCTTCACTATCGCCATCCTCAGATTCTATAAATGAACTTAACCAAATATTATCACTCACAGTATTAATCCTCTTCACCATCATCTTCTGAATCATCTTCGTCGTCAGAAGTAACTAAACCAGGAGGGATGGCAGCTAATCTGCAGTATCCACCAGGAGAAATAGGTCTAGCTACAATTTGACAAGATGTTTCAGTTTCCATAAAGGCACAGTTTGAACACTTAATGCCCATTTCAAAATTGTCATTATCTTCAGGTTCGACATAACCAACCCATATACCATTACTGTCTCTATCTGCTAACTTACCATATTTTTTAACAATTGATAACATTGAATTAACATACTCTTGCTCAGCAGGTGCTAGTTTAGAATCCATCTGCTCTAAAAATTCAGCTAACCAATATATTTTCACTGTAACTCCTTTAAATTTAAACAGTAATGCAGCGCCGAGAACAATAGGCCAAAGTCGCATGCTCGTAAATCATCCCTTTAGAAAAGGACCGACTACACGTTGGGCAAGTGAATATTTTTTCACCCATTCCGATATATAGTACTGGTTTACCTACAATATCTTCTTTTTTATTAATATAGTCATTAGGAGTTTTTGCTGGTTTTTTTGACATTTAATTTATCCTTTAAATAAAAGTTGGCGAATAGATAAGATCGGGTTGGTTAACAAAGTTATTCCAATTATTTAACAGTTCATCATCAGACATTTCCCCACCAATTCTCCAATGAGTACCATGGCCATAAGATAAGTCTGTTGCATCATAAACTTTTTTGCCATTTCGTAATTTATTTTTGTACTGATCAAAACTTCGATATTGATAATGTTTAATATATAGTAAATCTTCACTTTGACTACCTGGCATAACTACATCATGGTTACCCTGGACTATTGAGCACCCTTCAGTAAACTTAAAAGCGACAGATGGTAAGGCTTTAACCCTAGGTTCTTGAAAGCATATATCTGTAATCGGATTACCATTAGATGTAAAGGAATTATTTTTTGGCACCATATCAAATACTGTTGCATACGTTTTATCAACTAGCATACTCTTGATTTCTGAACCTAATGACTTTCCACTATGTGTAAACCAGATCTCATCCGCATCAAGTGGAATGATATGAGATGCGCCCATTTCGGCTGCAGTATATATAAGTTTGTTCATTTTTGCCGATTGATAATAAGCGACTTCCTCATCTTGTAAAATTGTAAAAAGATTTGGATTTTGAGATTTTAAATCCTGCAAAATTTCATTTGTAGAATCTATAGACAAGTTATTTGCAATAATAAAATGATCTATATCCTGATTTAAAAGGTAGTTAAGATTATGGCCAATTATGTCCTCTTCATCTTTAACCATTGCGACAACAAATAAACTGCTCATACAATATCACTTAATTGCTTTAATATAAAGATCATCGTCTCCAAAATAACCATCAGCTGGAATGACTTCAAAGCTTGACCAGCTCATTGACTCAAGGCATTGAGTCATTTCTTCTGGAGAAATATTTTCATAATATTCACCATCTCGTAAAGGTCCACCATCAATTGCTGAATGTGGAGGTCGATTTCTAGATGCACAAGAAGCAAGGAATAGACCATTATGATTCAAATGCTCTTTTGCATTTTTAATTATCTTTTCCCAATCCGAAGTATGCTCAAAAGCTTCTGCGCATATAACGACATCATATCGTCTATCAGACTTCCACACAGCTGCATCAGCAACTTCATCAACACCATTTCCCGGAACAACATCAATACCGTGCCATGAATTAGCATTAGGATACGCATCTCTTACCGATCCATTAATGTTATAGCTACCAAACTCTAATACATTCATTGGGCTTAATTGGCTTAAACTTTCTTTGTAAAAAGTAAAGGCTGCATCATGCATAACTTACTCCAATCTAATAATAATTTATTGTACTTCGGCTATCATAATTCCACGAGGAGTAGGCATATATATAGCTTTTAGCATTCCAGCATTTTCTAAATCTACTAGAATAGCTGTTCTTAAATCCATATTGTAATCTGGAAATTGACCACCACCATGGCCAGGTTTTGCATCATGAAATGCCACAATGCTATTCTTTCTCATATATGGATAATATCTTTTAAATTCTAAAGTCCGCAAAGGAAACAAGGAATCAAAAAAAGCGAATTGTATTTCTTCTTCTGGAATAAAATCCATAGAAGACATTTGTAAGCAATTAACAGGAAGTCCTTTGCATCTATCTAGTGAATATTGAACACGCTCTTCGTCTACTTCTAGACTTACAAGTCTTCCATGTCCATTTAATTTTAAAGCTTTACCAATAGCTTCAGAAGTCTGTCCCCATGCACTTCCTGTTTCAATAACATAATCTGGCTGAAGACCCCTAATCAGACCCGCTAACATATCAGATACTTCAATTTCTGTTGAGTGATCATCAGTACTTGACCAATATTCTGGATGAGGACACAGCCAATCACTCCGACTAAATCTTGATTCCGGTCCAACTGGACCAATTCTTCCTTCAGACATTTTTCTCCTTAATAACTTTTGCTGGTACTCCAACTGCCGTACAATTGCTAGGTAAATCTTTTACAACTACTGCGCCAGCACCTAAAGTAACATTATCTCCGACTGTGATCATATTAATGATAGATGAATTGGCTCCAAACTGGACACAATCTCCGACTACGACATCACCACAGACCTTAACTCCTGGACTAAGCGTGCAGTAGTCTCCGATAGTGGAACCTTGGTTTACTGAGGCATGAGTATTCAGATGTACGTGTCTACCTAAAGTCACATTAGTAGTTAGAATTGCACCCGGCCCTAAAACACAACCTGGACCAATCTTAGCATTAGATCCCACTATCGCACTACCATGAACGATGGTAGCGGGAATTGCATACATCTCACTTAAAATTTGATCAATTCTTTTTCTAATAACACTATCATTAATTCCAATAACATACTTAACATTACACCAAGAATAACTTGGATTATTTATAATATCCTTATAATCTTTTACCCTACCCAATATAAAACTACCGTCTACATTGTCATCTAAAAAACCTAGAATTGGCATTCTTGCCGACAAGCAGATATCAACAATGTCATGAGAATGTCCACCTGCGCCAATAATAATAACCGCAGTTGGCCTGATCTCATCTTCAGTAAACATATCTATCCTCGATAGTATCATAGTTAGAAAAATTATTATAATGGATTAAATCTCTAACATCGGTATCAGAAATCATCTCTTTAGAAAATAAGAGTATATTTTGCCGATACCAAGTTTCGATATCATCATTATACCATAATTTAAACCTAAATTCACCATCACATTTGTATCCTAAAGATTTAAATTTTGGAATCCAGTAACTAGGAAATTGTTCATTAACATGATTTAAACCTCTCTGACCAGGGACTGCGGCAGACCAAACTATATTATTAGATAATCTGCATACATTTTGAACAAAAATATCTGCACTAAATTCGGATATATGTTCTGCAACCTCTAAGGTTATTGCTAAATCAAACTTTTTATCTATGATAAAATTTTCTGATAGGTCTGCAGCCATAAAATTATCACCTAGAATTTTTGGAGCAAATTCATTATAACTACCATCAACACCAAATATATCCGTTATCCCATTTTCAGCAAAAGCCGTTAACCACGCACCTGTACCACAGCCAATATCAACTACTGAAGATGGATTAAAAATATCCATTAGATACGGAACTACTACTCTTGCAGATCTTAAAGCTCCAGAATCAATATATTCATAAAAAGACTCATCATAAATACTCATACAAACCAACCTTCGGCACGATATCCGCCAATATGAAGAACTTTTGGTTGATCAATGAGACTACCAAGATATCCACACTTCAAAAATCTATTTGAAAATAACATACTAGAAAACTCTGCTTCTCCCCAGCCACTTTCCCAACCAAGTTTATATACCCATCTTGGGTATAAGCTTGGATTCAGTGTAAAAAAATTAGAATGGCTAAGATAGTTAAGCTCATCATTATATAAATATGAATCTCTATTCAATTCCATAAATCCACCATACTCCAATTCTGTTGGATTGCATGGTTGCCTTTTTAAAGCTACCTGCGCTAAAAATCTATCATTTTCCAGAATTTTAATAATATGTTCGATTGAGATATTTTCATTAAATGTGAAATCACCTTCCTGGTGCCAAACGTAATCGACATCTAATTCTTCAGCTAAAGCCCATAAACTTCTAATTGAACCAGATAACCCCAAGTTTTCTTTATGAGAAATTATTTGATCAAAATAATCACCATAAACACTCTCCAAAAACCTTGCGTACTCTGCATCACCAGAATCATTTATGAGAACTTTATAACCAAAGTTATAGTTGATATTCTTTTGTAACGACTCAATAGTTGCGGCTAAAAATTCTGGTCTTTTATTATCAATAACACCTAATAGAACTTTGGGTATAGAAACTTGATTCATGAATGCCACTTTCTGAAGTAGTGTTGCTTATCTTTTTCAACCATTGTATTAAATTCTGGAGTATATTGATGCACTGATCTAGATCCACCATGGATATGTTCTACAATTGCATTCAAAGATATAACAGTTTTTTTACCGGCTTTATGTACAGAATGTACGAAGTCGTCGTCACCAAACCACCAATTATATGTATCGTCAAATAATGGCAAGCCCTTAATATAGGCATCAAGCTTAACTGCAAAACAAAAGCCTGCAAATCCGCCATCTTTAAAAGTGCCAATCACTTCTTTAAATTCGGTATCATCGTTATGAATAAATGGATTATAGTTAGCCGAGACTGCCCACACATCATCTTCAGATAATGGTCTAATTAATTTTTTAAACCAATCATTTATTAATGGTATATTTAAATCATCATTGAAAATGCATATGGATTTACTGTTATTCAATAATGCATAACTAACTCCGTCATTCCACATAGAATAAATATTTTTTCCATGAGAATGGATTACTCTTACATTATAAGATTGACATGCCTGCAACGTGTCATTAGGCATTCCGTTATCGAATATAAATATGTCTTTAACACAGGTATCGTTAATGTCTTTAATCCTATCGATTAAAGATAGGATCATATTATCTTTACCTATTGTTGGAATCACAATACTTGTATAGTTATCCATTTTTACATCCAAAATGGCTTGCGCATATGTGACCAACTGTTTATGACTGGATTAGCATTATTAATATAGTAGATTTCTTCATCACCTGGATTGTTTGAATCTAAATACCAAGGATAATGTCTAGCTATATACGGGTATTTAGTTCTGCAACTAAAACTAATATCTATAGACGCATTCGGTCGATAAAGTGCAAATGTAGTATCTATAGGTGCAAACAAAAGTAAGTCTTCTGGACCTAGCCAATTTTGATACTGAGACTCATGTGCAATCACTTCTTTTTTAAATCTATAATGATCAGGAATGTCATCTATTTTTAGATTGAATCCAACTTTTGTTCGATCACTATATCTGTCTAGAACTGATTTAAAATAATCCATAAAATCATCTGGACATTCATCAATTGGAAGAATATCAGGATCTGTTACTACAAAATAATTATTTGAAGCGTATTTTTCAACTAAGCCAGCTCGCCATGGTGCTTGCTGACCAAAGTTATCATTCAAATAGATAACTTCAACATTAACACTTTTATACCAGTCTAATAAAGGTTCATAAGTAGATCCATTATCAACCAAAAGAATGTTTTCACATCCTACAGATACTAAACGATCCAATAGCATTGATGTGCATGTTAATCTATCTCTACAGTTAATGAAAATTGGATATTGCGGCATGTTACCACGGAGTCTTTCCATCAGGAAAAAATTCACCACGCACAATTAAAGACTGTACATTTTTTTCATGATATCTTTTTGCTGCAAGAGGTTTATCGGCAGTTCCGACTGGATATAAGCAATATCCAGCTTCATTTAATCTACGCCAAAAATACGCATCTGCGCCACCCCAAACACCAGGAACATCATACCAACCATTAACATCTATAAATGCCTGTCTTGTATGCATAACCATATTATGGTCGACGTAATTGAAGGCCATTGTATCATCAGACTTTCCATCAAGTATCCCTTTAATGCTGCGAATTCCACCAGGATTACTATTTGCATCAATATTTGCTAAAGAATGATAAACTACTTGATGACCAGGATTGCTATCCATATATTCAACTAATGTTTGTAGTCTATCAGGATAATATTTATCATCATCAACTAAATATGTAATATACTCCCCAACGCTCAGAGGGAAAGCAGTATTTATTAATGTTGCGTAACGCGCTGTTTTATATCTATCTTCATCTGAAACATTTGAAAAGAATTTAAGAATTCTCTTATCATCATATGAATTTATAATCTCAACTACAGTTTTATCTGGTGAGTTATCCTCCATAATAAGGAGTTCCCAATCCTGATAGGTCTGATCAATAACAGAATCAATACATTCTTTTAACCACTCTGGCTTATTGTAAACTGTCAGTATTATACTAACCTTTGCCATATTACTCCAATGCTAATAAGTAGAACAATTTCTAGCAACTAACAATAATTATAGCACAAAAATAACAAAGATTAAAAATTTTACAATCAATATATAAGTTTATTTTCCGGCCAATAAATCTATTGCCTGCCATGTTCTTGGACCAACCCAGCCATCAACACCAAGCTTAAATAGTCTCTGAACATTCATAACAGCTTGCTCGGTTTTTGGACCAAAAAATCCATCTATCTTACCAATATCTTGAGCAGCCTTTAATTTCAGAACACCTTGCAAATATTTGACACGGTCGCCCGCATCACCTTCTTTTGCCGCTGGTTTATTTGCAAAAGGCCATAGACTCCATTTCCCATTCTCTGGATCAAATGGCGGTATTGCTGGCGCAACTGAACCCTCCCATAATAGAACACCTGCAGGAACATTGTCACCTGCAACATATCGGATATGCCAAGGTTCAGATTGAAGTTCGAAACTAAAGCCAAATCTAATAGCATTATCTCTGAACCATCCAAATTTTGGATGACCCGATATACTTGCCGCATCATCTGGCCCAATTCCATCTGAAGGATCTTTGTCAAATGCAGCATCTATCGCTAGACCGATTCCATGATTAGATGTACCTGGGACTGCCGCTTCTGCCATCTTTGGTCGCAAATACCACCATTGATTATTCCACCACTTTCTAGGTCTACCCTGTAAAAGAGAAGTAGTGTATCGTTGTTTAAACAGGTTCACCTGATCCTGATATGATCTATATGCTCCACCATAGGTATATGTTAAATCTAAACCAATTTTAGAAGCTTCAGCAACAAAGGCTCTCCAAGCTCTAGCTGCATTAACATGCAATTTACCCTTATTGCCTATTTCAACTAAAAGAGAAACATCTAAATTTCCATTAGGCTGATTTGATAAACTTTTAGGTAAAACAACTGGAGAAATTGGAAGTCTAGACATATTATTTTTTCTTTCTTTTAGCTGAAATCTTTTTTAAAGTTTTTGCCAGATTAGCCTGACGAACAGTTGTAGAGCTATACTTTGAAGGATTTTTAGTTACTGCTGTAGCGAAAGCTGAAACAGACATATTCTTTTTTTTAGCTTTAGCTGTGAAAGCGCCTGGTCGCTTAATTGCACCCTGGATCCATTTATCATTCTTCTTTTGTGCCATAATTATTTTCCTTTTTTCTTTTTTGGAAAAGTGGAGACATTCTTTGGTTTCTGACCTTTAGTTCCCTTAGAAGGAGTTCCAGAAGCCCTTTTTCTTTTAACTGCTGAAGAACGTTGTCCAGAACTCATAGCATTCGCTTTTGCTACCGGAACACACTTAGCATATCCGCTTCCACTTGCGCCAGACGTTCCACATGGTTGCCACTTTCCATTCTTTTTTGGCGCACCGATATTAACCCATTGTTGATTAAACCATTTTGTCAAACCAACACCTTTAGGTCCAGCCATTATTATTTCTTTCCAGACTTCTTAGTGCTAACAGTTTTCCATGTTCCACCCGAAGCTTTATATTTTTTGGATGCCCAAGCATTTGCATATGCTGAGGGATATACATCAAATTTTGATTTAGCTTGAGATTTAACTTTTGACCATAACTTAGGATTTTTAGGAACATTCTTTTTGACCATTTAAATCACATACCTTTTTTCTTCATAATTGCCTTTTTAATAAAAGGAGGAAGTTTTTTCTGCGCTGCGGTCATTTTTGTAGTTGACTTTTTTGCTGAAGCTTTCTTTTTATAAGCCATAATTACACCTCCTCTTTTTTCTTAAATTGATTAGATTTACGATAATGCCACATCATATGATCCTGCATTTGAACTTCAACTTTATCAACTTGATTATCTACATGATCTATCTTATGATGTAAATTAATAATTTGATCTTTGACATCAATGATCATTTCCGCAACGGTATTATGATCGTTTTTATTCTCTCTACGACTTTTTTGAACGAGACCTGCAAGGACAGTTCCAACTGCAGCAATTACGGCAACAATGATCGCTTCCACTGCGAATCACCACTTAACCTTATTCGACCAATATCTAGCAGATAACTTACTTGGATTAGGATCCTGAGCATTATGTCTAGCATAATAGCTCTTCTTTCTAGCTTTATCTTTAGCAGATTTAGGGCTATCACCAGCACCTACGACGCCCTGTTGACCAAATCTAATAGTCTTAACTTTTGCGCCAACTTTAGCGACTACAACATGAGATTTAGTTGGATGTGAAGGTGTTTTTTTTGGCTTATTATAACCACTAACTCCTGCGCGAGCTAACCTTGGATCCTTTTTTTCTGCCATTATTGTCTCGTTTTCTAGTAGAAATAAATTTTAAAGATTTATCAGTCACAGACTTTTGATTATTAGTCCCCATTCTAGGCCCACTAATATATATCTTTTTTTTAAAAGCCATCAGCTCTTCTTTTTAATAGGAGGATTCTGCTTTTTAAAATCTTGAACTTTCATTACTGAATCTTTCAGTAACTTATAATGATTATTTTCTGACGAAGTTTTCATACCTAAACTCTTGCCATCCATAATATAAACCCTTTCATACAGTTTAAATAAATAGTAACAGAAAATAGAAAAGAGGCCCATTTTTGGAACCTCTTTTCTACTATATATTTTATAGTTTTACACGTTTTTTTTAGCGATTGGTTTTTTAGTAGGTGGTTTTGAACTTTTCTTTTTTGGAATAGGATTATTCTTTTTTATATCGACACTATTTTCATCCAATTTAGAAACAGTCTTTTCTTCAATCTGCTCATCAGTAGTTTCAATTACTGGATCATCTGCAATATCGATTGCTGTATTTTCCAGTATTACTTCAATATTTTTTTCGTCATCATTATCTGATTTAAATATTTCTGGATTTTGTAAACGTATAAATTTTGAATAAATAGATGTTTTTAAATTTAAAAACTTGGCTTTGATGTTTTGCATGATACCTTCTTATTTGTTGTTACTGTTTATTAAAAATTACCTATTGGACTGTGCATCTTTAATTACAGCATATCTTTCACCTGTTTCTTTCGAAGTTAATCCGAACCCATATATAGCCGCCTTTTCAACCATAGCTGATAGGTTATCTAGATCGTCTAGTGAGGCATCAGGGATTGGAAGAGCTATACCGGCATATATATCAATATTTTCAAAGTCACCAATATTTACTTTTCTATTTACCCCACAAATAAAAACTGGACTTGTCGTAATAGCAATTGAAGAAATTGCATTCTTAACAGTATCTGCTAGTGGCTGACCGTTTTCTTCCTGTTGGGCATCTGTATTAATTTTTGGCATACACCATTCCTTTAATGAAGTTAATTGTACTATTTGCCTGCTCTTCAACAGTCATATCATTGGTATCTATAATTATATCACAAAGACTTTTAACAAGGTCCATTTCATTCTCTGATTTATGCGCCTTTTGTTCACTGGACATTAAAAATCCATCTCTGTCCAACAGTCTTTTATTTCTGGTTTCTTCAGTTGCATCAAAATTAATAAGGATACCATGAGGATGCGACTTAATAGCTAGAGCCTCATTGTAGAAGCGTACATCAGAAATAATAACTGCATAAGGTTTGATATCTACTTGCGCATCAGTATCTACATCACTTTGCTTTAATGAGCTAATATATGATCTATATAAATCTTTTGATCTATTAATCCCCCATTCAGCAAAACAATCTGGATTAAAGTTTCTACAGAGATCACCAGCCTTCTGTAAAAATGATCTTGGTTTACCATCTTGATTGATTGGTAAAGACTCAATAGTTGAAACTAGTTCAACAAAATCTTGATACTCTGGAATCCTACCAATAGAAGATCTTCCGTAAATGTCGTACAAGACTTCATGTATCGCAAAGAGTTTTCTCTTCTTTTCATTAATCCCACTAATTGTTTTCTTGATTGATGCAAGTTCATAAAGTGGAAGAGCAAAAAAGATATGATTCCAAACTATATCTGTATCTGCACTAAACATAGACCCTTGTGGGACTATCCAATCAGCAACTGAAGTTTTCCCAGCACCAGCGAGTCCTGAGAGTCCAATTATTATTGGTTGATTCATTCTATCTCCAATCATATATCTAAATCATCTCTTCTTAATTGTAAACCATCAAGAAAAGTATTAGCCAAAGAATCTGGCTCCCAAACAAAAGCCCTAGGAACTTGGACCACTCTAAAATTATACTCTTCTCTTATTTCTTCAACAGTCATTAGAAGCGGAATTAAATTATCTTTTTTACACTTCCACTTACCATTTATTTGATTAGCCACTAAAGCAGAATCTGTATATATAATTGGATCTAATAAATCTGCCATTGAACAAATTAATAAACCAGCAATCACAGCTTCATACTCTGCTTCATTATTATTTCTTTTACCTAAACCTCTAGCAAACTGTGCTACCTTTTTTCTATTTTTATAGACGACGACAGCACACGCTGCTTCGCCAATTTTCTTCTGACCTTGACCTCTAGATGCTCCGTCACAAAAAACTTCGATATTCATAATTAATCAATTTCAACGTTGTAACTAATATTCAAATTTTTAGCCGAAGTAAAAATTCTCTCCTGCTGCTTTTTAGATGTGACTTGAATTGTTTTATATAATAAAAATCTTTCATTATTATAAACAACCTGAGTTGGAAAATCAATAGTAGATCTAAACTCTGAATAAAATTCAGTAGAAGAATTTACTGCCTTATAATGACCCATGAACATCGATACCCCTTAATATGTACTAAAATCAGATTCTAAATAAGAACCCTTATCTTCTCTAAATGAAGCTATCTGCATTGCCTGCACTTTGTCCATCAGTTTTCTTGCTGACTCTGAGGCAATTCTTGCAGAAGTCTCAATAGATTCGGCTAAGTCTACAATAGCACTACATGTAGTCAGAGCTGCGTGCTCAGTCTCTGCAGCTTCCATTGCTGAAGCTTCTCTTTGGGCTTCGTTTTTTCCGACACGATTAGCTTTGTAAACTCTTTTATAATTTCCTTCAAAAATCTTATATTGCGCTCTCGCTATCCCAGCGAATCTAGCTGCTCTTCCATATACGTTTGATGTTCTAGCAACTAATGAAGCAATATTTTCAAATCCCAAATCTACTGTATCAACTTCGGGTATTTCCACAAAGTATTTACTAACATTAGCAGTATCACTGTATGCATTGATGACTTCTCTTAACTGTGGCCCTAAAAAGTTATTTAGAGCGTTCTGTAAATCTTCAATTATATCTTTATCCAGCATCACTTCTCCATTGTTACGAGTGTTGAAAACTCATCCAATTCTAACTCAATAACTAAATCTCTGATCTTTAATTTTATTTTAGCCAAATGCTCTCTAATCGTATTCGGATGTTCATTAATCTTATTCGATAACTCACTAGATCTCTGACCATCAACGTATCTCCATTTTATAAGTTGTCTTTCTTGAATGGTGAGTTTATCAAAGGGTGGGCTGGTTCTTTCTCCCAATATCCAGAACTCATCTATTTTATCAGATGCAAGCATTTGTTCTATGCTGTATTCGACAGGATCTGCTTTAAAACCTATAACTGTTGCATTTTCTTCATCCTCACTTGAGGACTCGTCATCTAATAGTGGAAAAGTTTTTCTACCAAGTTGATCTATTAAAAATACATCTACATTCTTTTTAAGTAGGTAAAAGAAATAGCTATACAAAAATCCACTAAATGGAATTGGTCCCTTTCTTTCATATCTAGCAATGCATTGGAAGAAGGTCATATAAACGGTTTGTCTAATATCTTCCTCATCACAATACCTTCGGGACATATAGTGGATTCCTCTCATGCATTCTTGTACATTTTTCAATGTAGTATTATTAATATTATTTTTCATAAGAGAGAATCGTGTACCTGCATCTTTTATGAATAGGGAAACAAATCTTCGAATATCGTAATCCTGTAAATTATACTTGCCATGATAAAGTAAGGTAATATACTTTGTTAAAAAGTTATTGAATACTTTTAATAATTCAGATTGATGTTTTGCAGAACCAGTTTTTGCTTTAGCGATAAGTTCCTGCATTTCTTGTTCAGGCAGAGAATAGTACTGCTCTTTATAACTAGCCATATTAGCGTTTGCCTTCCCAATTTAGAATATATTCACTATAATAATCTCTTATATCTTCATAAAAGATTACTTGTGGAACTTCAATATCTGCCATGAATCTTTTGCCATCATTGTTATATCTACTGATCACGCAGGTAAACTTTTCAAATTCTTCTGGATAATATCTTTTAAATCTTTTAAGTTTAATTTTACTCTTATCATCCAAATATCCCTTAACTTCAATCCATTCATTATTTCTTGTTAAGAAAAAATCTGGAGTATAACCTTTCGTTCCCCTTTTAATTGGGAAAGAAAACACAGTAGGTTCAAACTCAAATTGAATTTTGTAGATATTCAAAACTCTTACAAAGTTTGCTTCCCAACTTGACCTAACGTTCATTTCAATGTCTTTCCTGAAACCAGTTTTTGTAAACTGAAAGGCGTTACCACTTTTCCTTGAAGTGACACCATCATTTTCAATAAGGGTGTTATCAATTTGCTTATTTCTAATGTTATTCAAATTAGGATGTTTTTTAAAAGAAGATTTTTCTAGAAAAAATACTTCTGGCTTGACAACTTCTAGATCCATGAGATATCCTTTATGTCGTGATGGATTACAGCCATTATACAACATTCAAATTAAATAATTCAATTCCGAAAGGTAATAAAATAAAATGATCACTCTAACTTCAATCGTCAATGGTGCTCTCCAGCAAATCAATGAGCAGATCATTGATGATCTGATGGATCTTGGTTACTCACATGATAACGCTGTTAAAGTTGTTACTGAGTTTGACGGATATAACTTTGCTGAAGATGCGAGCGCTAATCCTTCAGATTTCTGATAAACATTTAAAGTTAAACTAAAAAGGCTGGGGGGTTCGCCTCCCAGCCTTTTTAGTTATCTCTTATTATTCCTATAAACTCCAACTGGACAACTGCCAGAAGCTGCATGATCGCAAAACGAACATAGTCTTGTATTAGAAGTATGTTTAAACATCTTGTCATTGATAATTGTATTACATATATCTAATATTTTTAGTTTTACATTCTCTAAATCTTCTTTAGAAAAGAGATGACCTTTCTTTTTTCCAGATCTAAGATAGTGTAACTCTGCGTATATTTCTTTATCAGGAAAAATATTTGAAAGCGCTAATGCGTAAATCCCTAATTGAAGATTCTGAGGAACGGCTTTTTGCGAAAGTTCATATTTAGAAGTTTTATAATCTACAATTCTAATTGTTTCATTTTCAATATCTACTCTGTCAATAAAACCATTTATTCTATACGAGCCAATAATGAAGCTAAACGGCATTTCTTTATAATAGGTATTGAAAGATTTTTCTGAATGATCATCAAAAAAGTCATCTAGCATTGTATGCCCGGCATCGACTAACTCTCTAGGAATTAGTTTATCTGGATCCCACTTTGGAATTTGATTAATGTATTCAGTTTTTAGTTTCCTATAGTCTAACTGCTCACCGTTATCTATGCAATTTTCTAGAGTATCGTGAACTATATTTCCGAGAGTTGCCGCAGGGCTAAAGACTCTAGGCTTTTTCAAAATATATGTATAGAAATATTTTGCCCTACATGAAGAATATGTATCTATTCTAGAATATGAAAAATCTTTTATATATAAAGATTCAAATGGTGTTACATCTTCATTTCTAATAATTGCGACATTACTCATCATTGTCCTCAATTAGATTCCATTCAGAATCATATTCTTTTCCTAATTCATCAAAAAAATGTCCAGTATATACATTTCTCCATATACCTTCACTAATAGCAACCCATCCAGTGTCTCCAATTTCCATATGGTCGTCTTCACTTCTTGGCCAATTACTCATTATCTATCGCCACCATTTTAACTTGCTCAGAAATATTAAGAGTATAGTAATATGTTAAAAGATCATAAAGATTTTTTAACTC